AAACGAACAATCCGAAGAAGTATCCGATCCATTCGACATCATTATGAACCAGAGCCATACAGGATAATTGGAAGTTCGCGAATACATATCTGATGTTTTAGAAGGCAAAAGGATTTGTGGCGATTTAGAATTGTCTGCGGTCAAAAGGTGGAAGCAATTTGAGAAGAATCCGGATATATATTATGACGCCGAAGGTGTTCAAAGGATTATTACCATTTTTAGAATGCTTCGGCACACATCCGGTGAGTATTACGGAAAACCATTCCAATTACTTCCTTGGCAGATATTTGTATTGAGCTGGATATTTGGTTGGAAATACAAACGCAACAATTATCGAGTTACGCGAAAGGCTTATGTTGAGGTAAGCAAAAAAAATGGTAAATCGGAATTTGCCGGTGCGTTAGGTGTAATAGGTGCGTTTTTTGATGGAGAAATGGGTGCGGAGTGCTATTCGGCTGCAAACAAGTATGACCAAGCAACAATCTGTTGGAACGCCGGAAAAGTTATGGCTACCCAGTTTATGCAAGAGTCTAAAAAATTTGCAAGTATTTGCAAAGTTTACGATTCAATTACAACTCGTGGATTAAAAAACTTGCAAGGCGAATCTAGTTTCAAACCTATTGCAGCTGATTCGAAAACATTGGATGGTGTTCGACCACATTTTGCAATAATTGACGAATACCACGAAGCCAAAGACGATTCCATATTGCGTAACCTGGCATCCGGAATGGTTAATAGAACGCAACCTTTGTTATTCATAATCACAACTGCCGGATTTAACATTAATGGACCTTGCCACCAATACCGAAAGGTTGTGAATGACATCGTATCCGGCAAAAAGGATGACATCTCCACATTCGGATTAATATTCGCAGCCAATAAAGAAGACGATTGGCACAAAGAAGAAACGTGGCAAAAGGCGAATCCTTCCATTGGAACAACTCCGAGTTGGGAAGGATTGCGAACAGAATACACCAAGGCAATAAACGAAGGTCAATCTGCGGAGATTAATTTCAAAACCAAGAACCTTAATATCTGGGTTCGTCAATCTAAAACTTGGATTACGGACAAAATATGGATGAGAGGCAACAAATCTGTATCCGAATCGGAATTAATTGGAAGTGAATGCTATGCTGCGGTGGATTTGTCCACGAAATGGGATTTAACTTGTTTCGGATTATTGTTCCCACCAACACCGGATCGAGATAGCTTCATATTTAAGGCGAAATATTATTGTCCAGAAGAAGGAGCGCAATTCAGAGCGAAAAAGGATGGAGTGCCGTACCTTGACTGGGCAAAGGATGGAAATCTTAATCTAACCAAAGGAAATGTAACCGATTTCAATGCCGTTCGTACCGACATCAACGAATCAATGGACAATTATTCGGTTCAGAAGATTTATTACGATCCGTGGCAATCTACTCAATTCGCTTCGGAACTTTACGCGGAAGGAGTTCCGATGCGTGAATTTCGGCAAACGGTTGTTTCGTATAACGAGCCGATTCGAGAACTAGAAGCATTAATAGAAAAAGGTCAGATTTGGCACGGTGGTGATCCGGTATTACGTTGGATGGCTGGTAATATCACAATCAAAACGAATCACACCGGACTTGTAATGTTTGATAAATCCAAAAGCCAAGAGAAAATAGATGGAATGGTCGTTTTGGCGATGTGTTACGCAGCTTATATGGATTCAAAAAAGGGTCAAACACCATTTAACGCTGATGAGGTTATTTCTTTCATATAATTCAATAAAATGAGCAATCAAGAATATTTCGACTACTTCTTTTCAATAGTCGATACCAAAATGAGTTATCACCAGGCATATATCGCTACTGAGCAATGGCATTTTAAGCAAAAAGGAATCAATAAATACAAAAATTACGGAACTTTCCGCGTAATGAAATCAAAATGGTTACGAGGTATATTAAAATAAAAAAGCTGCCCAAAATGAGCAGCTTCGTAATAAAACCGTAACTATAACCAACTTTGATGCGAATATACTAATTAATTTCGTGTTCTTCCGGAATCCTGTCGATATAAATATGTCCGATTCGGCAATGTGATGACTTATCGAAGCCATTTGTGGTCGTTTCGTAATATTGCGGAATCAAATCCGAATTCTTTTTCCATTGTTTTGTAGCGCGTTGCAACATCTTGAAAGATAATTGACTAAATCTTGAATAGGCTTCTTTGTGGTCTTTGTAGGTTTCCAAATAGAATTTTCCATCGTACTCACCGTAAACTGAAAAAAGGTCTTTGTAATTGTTCATTTTGATTGATTTTTGATTAATGAATAGCACAATATACGAATAGTTAACAAAAAACAACACTTTGTTAATTATTTTTTGGTTTTTTCCAATAAAAATCGCAAATATTTGCCTATGGGATTAATCCAACGTGTAATTAAGCCATTTCAAACGGCAAGAGCAGCAATATATTCCAAGATTGGACCAGCAAAAGATTGGTCAACTTGGCAAACCGTATTATTCTCCGCTTCAAGAGCAAAGGTTTCCGTAAATTGGAAAACATCTCAAGCAATTCCGGCTTATTTCCGAGCGGTTACAATTCTATCCGAGCAAATCGCATCGCTTCCATTTTCTGTATATACCAAGGATGAAGAAGGAAACATTACCGAAGCGGTTAACCATCCATTGTATCCTTTAATAAATTTCAGACCAGAGCCAACTCGCGACAAGTTTACGTATATGGAAACTTTGGTTCGTCAATTATTTACCGGATCATCTAATTACAAAGGTGGAAACGCATTAATTCATATAATGACCGATTCTTCCGGTAACATTGATAGATTACACTTGATTACGGAAGAATGGGAACAATTCAAGGTCGAAGGCGAATATTTCTACTATATTCACGAACACGGTGCATCCGTTCCAGCTTCGGAGATAATCCATTTAAGGATGTACTCTGAAGATGGTATTTTAGGTAAATCCGTAATCGATTACCAACAAGACACACTTGGACGCGGAATTGCCGAAATACAACACGGAGCAAATTTCTATGGAAACGGAGCGCAAATCGGAGGTGTTCTAGAAACGGACCAGGCGCTATCAAAGGAGCAAAGAGATATAATCCAGGAGAGCTGGAATCGTAATTATCAGGGTCCGGATAATAGTGGGAAAACGGCATTATTAAGCAATGGAGTCAAATACAGAACAACAGGTAAAGGAGTTGACGCTAACGACATAGAAGGAAGAAGGCTTACCATTACGGACATAAGCAATATCACGGGTGTTCCCGTTACCTTACTTGGTCAATCCGAAACCTTTAACAATGCCGAATTATTAAATCGAATCTTCGTTCAATACACATTACGAAGTTGGACAAAGAGAATCGAATCCGAATTTAATTCTAAATTGTTTCCGCGCGACCAATGGGGAAAAACCTTTGTTAAATTCGATTTAGATGGATTGCTCCAAGGCGATACCGATTCAAGAGCAAGGTTGTATCAAACAATGTATAACATTCGCGCATTGAATCCGAACGAGATACGAAAGAAGGAAGGATTAAACGGCTACGAAGGTGGAGATGAATACGGAATGCCATTGGCATCTAATTCTAAAGAAAATACAAACCAATAATGGAAAAAGAAATAAGAACACTTGGCTTGGAATTGAGGGCGATGGATGGAGAAGATAAGCGAACCGTACGCGGATACGCAGCTACATTCAATTCACCATCGGGTGATTTAGGTGGTTTTATAGAACAAATCGATTCTAGTGCATTCGATGAAACGGATATGAGTGATGTTCGCGCATTATTCAATCACGATCAAAATTACGTTTTAGGCAGAACCGTATCCGGAACGCTTCGATTAATGAAGGACGAAAAAGGTTTAGCATACGAAGTGGATTTACCAGATACGCAGTTAGGACGAGATATGTATGAATCCATTAAACGTGGCGATATAAGTCAATCTTCATTCGCGTTCACAATCGAAGATGACGAATTTCGGATGGAAGATGGAAACGTTTATAGAACGATAAAAAAAATAAAGCGATTATACGATGTTGCTCCGGTTACATTTCCAGCTTACGAGGCAACATCTGTAATGGCACGAGCAAAGGAGTTTATCAATATTAATAATAAAACGGAAGATAATTCCAACACGGATGCCATAAGGCAGCGTGAATTATATTTACATCAATTAAATAAAAATTAGTATGAAAAAATCTGATGAATTGAGGCAGAAAAGAGCTGAAGTGTTGGACCAGATGACAGCACTTCACCGTTCTGCCGGTGGAAATGATTTCACCGAAGAAATGACTTCAAAATGGGATGAATTGAGCAAAAGAGCGGAAGATTTAAACAAGAGTATCGAAAGAGAAGCGTTTATCGAAGCTGAAGAAGTAAGAAAGGCTAACGAAGAAGCGAAAAGAAAGTCTAATGAAGACGCAAGAAGAAATGTTAGCAAGAAAACAGAAGAAGAAAAGGTTGCCACGGAATTTAGGTTAACAGGTAGAGATGGTGCGATTACTCAATTAGTAGAAAGAGGAAGATTAGAAGGTGCTGCAGCTGAAGTTCACCAAGAAGGTGTACACGAGGCAAGACAAGCTGGATTAAATCCAAGCGGAAATATTACCATTCCTAAAATGATGGTAAGAACTCCGGGTACAAAAAGAGATATGACTGCCGGTACTACTACACAAGGTGGTTTTACAATTCAAACTGATATTGGAGATTTAGTTCCATTTTTGGATCCTACTTTAGTAACGGAGCGATTGGGAGCAACTTATTTAACTGGTTTAAGTTCAAATATTGATTTCCCAAGAAATAACGCTGCTGCTGCTGCCGTATGGGAAGGAGAAAACGATGCAAACGCGGAAACATCTCCTACTTTTGATAGAATCCAAATGACTCCTAATCGATTAGGAGCGTTTACGGATATTAGTAAGCAGTTGATGGTTCAATCTACCATTGATGTAGAAAATATGGTAAGAGAAAGATTGTCAATGGCGATTTCACAAGCGTTAGATACGGCTGCGATTAACGGTTCTGGATCAGGTAGCGAACCTTTAGGTATTATTGGAACATCCGGAATCGGAAGCGTTGCGATTGGTACTAATGGTGGTGCGCCTACTTTCTCGCACATCGTTGAATTGGAAACCGATACTACATCCGCAAATGGTGTATTCAATAGAGCTGGATACTTAACAACTCCGGGTGTTAGAGGTGCATTGAAAACAACCGAAAAGGCGAATAATACAGGTATGTTCGTTTATCAAGATGGTGCAACAGTAGGAGAAGGAACAATGAATGGTTACAGGTCGCTTGTAAGTACATTAGTTCCATCTGATTTAACCAAAGGTACTGGTACTAATCTTCACGCTATACTATTTAGCTGCGATTGGTCAGAACTACTTATTGGACAATGGGCAGGAATTGACTTGGTTGTTGATCCATACACAAGTGCAAAAAATGCCTTGGTTACTTTAGTTATCAATTCTTGGTGGGATATTGCGGTAAGACACGCAGCTTCATTTAGCGCGGTTCTTGATGCAGATTTAACCGCATAAAAATCAATAAATGGCAGATTTAATTCGAATCAAATTCATTAAATCTCCAGTAGGACGATTCAGAATGGCTTACCCAGTAGGTCATTCTGGATTAGTTCAAAAACAACTGGCAGATGAAATGATAAAAGAAGGTTACGCAGTTTTGGTTGATGCACCAACAAAAAAGGTTGAAACCAAAACATCAAGCGAAGCCGAGTCCGCAACTACACAAGCTAAAAAAAGAACAACGCGTAAAACCAAATAATGGGATATTATAAGGTAACATCAGGTCCATCTACACCAATGCTCACTACAAGTGAGGCAAAGAACTATTTAAAAATAGACACATCCGCTGATGATACGCTTATTGACGACTTGGTTTTGGCTGCTACGAATTTTTGTGAAGAGTACCTTGGTCAGAAGTTTATTACGCAAACTGTTTCGGAGGTTTTTGACAAGGTTCCTAAAGCTAAAATAACAGATTTGTTTCCAACCTTGTATTTGACTTCGCATCCGGTTCAATCCGTTACATCAATCGTTTACACCGACACAAGCGAAGTGGAGCAGACTTGGAACAGTTCCTTATACAAGGTTGACCTTCATCGTAAAGCTGCTCGAATTACACCGGCTTACGGAGAAGTGTTTCCAGATATATTAGCGGAAATTAATTCGCTCACGGTTACATACGTTGTTGGATACGGAGATGCAAGTTCGGATGTTCCGGCTTCGATTCGACAAGCAATTAGATTGGTACTTTCAGATATGTACCATAACCGTAGCGATTACGCAAAGGAGAAATACTCCGCTTCGCAATCGTTATTGGATAGATTAAA